CTTTACCTGATGCAAGGACCATTCAATCAGTCGCCAGAGTCTTATTAGAAGCCAGCGAAAAACACATAACGCCTCCTATGGTAGCAGTTCAGGAAGCTATCAGGGGTGATATAAGCGTTTATGCCGGCGGTATAACATGGGTTGACTCTGAATACGATGAAAGACTAGGCGAAGTCTTAAGGGAATTAGATCAAAAAGGAAATCTGCCTATAGGCTTTGAAATGAATACTGATTTACGCAGTATTCTATCAGAAGCTTTCTATCTTAATAAGCTGGCATTACCACAACCTGAGCCGAATATGACAGCGTATGAGGCAAGCCAGAGGGTTGAGGAATACATCCGGCAAGCCCTTCCTTTATTTGAACCTATGGAAGATGAATACAATTCTAAGCTATGCAATAAGACTTTCAATATCCTGATGAGGGCTGGGGCTTTTGGTACGCCTCAATCAATCCCCAAGTCATTACAGGGAAAAGAAATAGGATTCAGGTTTGAGTCCCCAATGAGAGAGGCAACCGACAGAATCAAAGGGCAAAGATTTACCGAAACAAAAGAAATGATTGCATCGGCAATGGAGCTTGATTCTACTGCTGGGTATGTAGTCGATCCGGTTGTAGCCCTGAGAGATGTTCTTGACGCAATCGGTTCCCCTTCAAAATGGCGCCGGAGTGAACAGGCGGTATCCGAACTCAAGCAACAAGCGATAGAGACGCAACAAAATCAACAGACAATGACAGATATGCAACAAGGCACAGATATCGCCAAGACCGCCAACGATGCAGGATTATTATAATGTCAGACATATCTAAGCCCTATATTCCATGGAAAAAGATGCTTACGCCTGAGATGCTAAAGCGTGTGTCAATGGCGTTTAAATGCCTATCGGCTGGTAATGCCAGTGAAGATCAACAAAAGTTTGTGCTTGATTATCTTATCAAAATAGGATGCCGGGCATATGACACTGATTGGTTTCTTGATGAAAGAACATCGAGTTTTGCAGCGGGAAGACGTTTTGTAGGACAACAGATAGTTGAAATGGTTAATCTTCCGATTGGCAGCATTAAGGAAAAATAACAATGATTACAAAAGAGTCATTAAAGGTAAAAAATATGGAATCAGAAATTAAAAAGATTCCAATGTATTTGAACGAGGCTTTTAAGAATTATGAATCACCTCTATTAAAAATAATAAAAGTAAAGGAGAAGTAAACAATGGCTGAAACCCCCGACCTGGGCGCAGCGCAGGAAGCATTTACAACAACAGAAACAGGATTTAAGGAAGTGGAAACCTCTTACAATGCCGCTAAAACAGCATGGGAAGCAGACCAGGAGAATGAAGATTTAAAGACTGCTTTTGCGGATCATGAGGCCAAGTATAACGAATCTAAAACGGCTTATCAGACGGCAAAGGATTCTTTGTTTGAGGCGTTGAAGGGCAATGTAAGAACGGGATATTGGCCCGAAGATTGGAGAGACAAATATATCAATGACCAGAAAGACAAAGACGGCAAGCCTCTTGATGACACAGCGAAAGAAAAACTTTTAAAGAGGTTGTCACGTTACGCATCTCCACAAGCCGCTTTTGATGCAATGATTAACGCTCAGAACAAGATATCAAGCGGATTAGTTAAGATACCCGGCAAAGATGCGACAAAAGAAGAAATAGCTGAATACAGGCAAGCTTTAGGTGTTCCAGAAAAGCCAGAGGATTACGATCTTTCTCTTGGTGAAGGCGTAGTTATCGGTGACGAAGATAAGCCTATGGTTAACTCATTTCTAACCAAAGCGCATGAGGCGTTATACACCCCCGATCAAGTTAAAACAGGGCTTCAATGGTATTATGATTTCATTGATAATGAAAAACAAAAACAATATGAATTCGACACCCAAAATAACATAGATACCAAAGTAGAATTAAAATCAGAATGGGGGTCGGAATATAAAGCCAATATAAATTTAATGGCTAATTATTTAAGTTCTGATTTCTCTCCCGAAATTGCGAATATTCTTATAAAGGCCAGACTCCCTAATGGAAAATTGCTTGGTGATGACGCAGAAATCATAAGAGGTTTTGCAGCCAAGGCCCGTAAAGAAAATCCAATGGGGGCTATGGTCCCCGGATCAGGAACAAAACAGCATGAAGCAATGCTGGACGAAATATCAAGCATTGAAAAACTTATGAGGACAGACAGGGAAGCATACAACAAGGATAAACGTATGCAGGATAGGTATCTTAAACTTATCGAAGCAAGGGATAAGGTGAAGTAATGGAAAAATTAACTGAATATTACATTAAACCCAAACACGCAAAAGGATTTAAAATCTATATTGATAATTTAGGGACAGATATTTTTGGATCTCTTATATTATCGGTAGACGGCAAGACAATCGCAGAAATCAAAGAATGGATATATTATATAAACGAAGAATTATATAATAAAAACATACCAGTTTAATAGGTGCATGTCGCACCAAAATAAACACAAAAGAAGGCCCCAAGTATAGAAGGAAGGCCCGGAAACGGCACCCCTGAACTGCTATTTTGGATACCCCTGATTAAGTGTAACCACTAACTTAAACAAGGAGAAATTCAAATGGCAGAAAATGCTTTCAACACCCTATACTTTCAGGAGTTCATCGCTACTTTCGAGCAGCGTGAATCTTTGGTTCGTAAAACAGTAACAACTAAAGCCGATGTCAAAGGACAAACAGCCTATTTTCTTACCGCTGGTTCTGGTGGCGCAACTGCTAAAACCAGGGGTGCAAATGGGTTAATCCCGGCTAGGGGAGATAGTCTTACTCAGACGGCGGCTACTCTGGCTGAATTTAATGATTTAGTCAGAAAGAATAATTTCAATATTTATACAGGACAAGCGGATCAGCGCGAAATAATGCAGATGACAACAATGGCGGTTCTGAACCGAAGAGTTGATACTGATATTATAACCGCATTAATGACCGGCACACAATATGCCGGACTTGCCGCTGAAACGGCTTCACTTGCCCTTGTCATGAAGGCAAAGGCTATTCTTGGCAACGCTGATGTGCCTTATGACAATAACATAAGCGCCCTAATTACCCCCGCGTTTGAGGCATATCTGATGCAGACAAAAGAATTTGCGTCTGCGGATTACGTCAACAACAAACCGTTTGAAAATGGGATGTCCATGTTTCGTTGGGCGGGAGTGAACTTTATTGTTCATCCTAACCTTACCGGTGCAGGCACGGCGACGGAATATTGCTTGATGTATCATAAAGATGCAATAGGCCACTGCTGTGACAAAAACGCTATATCTACCGCAGTGGGTTACGATGATGAGCAGAATTATTCCTATTGCAGGGCTACGGGGTATATGGGATCTGCACTGCTGCAAAATACTGGCGTTATCCAGATTCGGCATGACGGCAGCGCATTTGCTGCTACAGCTTAATGAAAAGGAGGTAAAAATATATGGCATACACAACCGCTACACTTAGTTGCATGATCCCCAGAATGGGAGCAGGTCCGGCTATTTGGTATTACTCAAATACTGATGCACATACCGATGTTGACGCAGCTGGATATTTCACGGATGGGGTAGCTAAAGGGCTAGTCGCCAACGATGTCATGATAGTTGTGGATACAGACACATACACATGCACACTGCATCATGTGTTGAATACCACGACTATTTCAGCCGCTACATTAGCATAAACAATTTAAACAGAAGGATACCCCGGAGGCCAAAGCCTCCGGCTCCTTTGGAGGATTTATGACAGAAGAAAAAACAGTAAGAAAACCAACTACGATTGAACAGGCTGAGTTTTCAAGGAATGTTTGGTTTGTTAAACCAGAAACCACCGTAACCATTGAGGACATGCTTAAGCCTGATTTTTGGGCGCACATATCCAGAAACATGAAGTCAGGGGATAGGATCGAAGTACTCCCGGAAGATAAACATTACTTTGCCGAATTTTTCATAATGGCGGCCTCTACAAATTGGGCCAAAGTCATATTGATGAGGAAAGTTGACCTTGTAAAAGACAATGAAGATTCTGAGGTATCGGGATTCATCGTCAAATGGGCGGGTCCCAATGATAAATGGAGAGTGCAAAACGGCAATGATGTTATCTCTAAAGGACATGAAGATAAGGAAACGGCTTCTCAATGGTTGGCCGAACATCTTAAAAGCATAAGGTAAAAAATGGCTATATCAAGCGCAAACAAGCTTATCATTTACAATGGGGCCTTGTTATTCATTGGGGAGAGAAGTTTGTCTGCCCTAACTGATAATGTGGAATCTAGGCGATTGCTTGATAGGGTATGGGATGGGGGGGGTGTAGATAAATGTCTTGAACGGGGGCAATGGAAATTTGCTACAAGGGCATCTAAGCTTGATTATACATCTTCTATCACACCTGATGATAGTTTCATCTATAATAGGGCCTTTGAAAAACCTTCTGATTTAATAAGACTTTGCGCTCTATGTTCGGATGGTGGGTTTAAGTCACCGCTATTGGATTATGATGATAATAGTGGTTTCTGGTTTGCCTCACTTGATGAACTATATATTCAATATGTGTCGAATGACGGATCTTACGGAACTGATTATTCTTTATGGCCGGGAAGTTTTAAGAGATTTGTAGAGGCGTGGTTCGGGTGTGAGATTGTTCTAAAATTAACACAGAGCGAAAGCAAGGAAGAATTAAAAAAGAAAGAAATGAATAAATTGCTTAGTGAGGCCAAATCAAAAGATGCAATGGATGGGCCTACAAAGTTTATGCCTCCGGGAAGATTCAGGGCTGACAGACACGGAAGCCGTGGAAGTAGTGATTATGGGTATAGATCGAGGCTGATTGGATGAAAGAGAATGCTTCATATTTAGCCTTTAATCGTGGAATGATTTCTAAATTAGGGGCGAGCAGACTTGATCTTAAGCGTACAGCCATGTCCGCAGAGGTTCAAACTAATCTTATCCCAAGAGTCATGGGATCTGCATCTATACGCCCTGGTACTGAATACATAGGATCAACTTACGGCAATAAAGTGGCGTTACATCTTCCTTTTATATTTTCAAAAGATGATACGGCTATCATTGAATTGACCGATTATCTCATGAGAATAAGGGTTGATGAAGATATTATATCAAGGGTCTCAGTATCAAGCGCTGTAACGAATGGAAATTTCACTTCAAATGTTACGGGGTGGACAGATAGTGACGAAGCGGGGGCGACTTCCAGTTGGTTAACGGGTGGATATCTTAAATTATTAGGCAATGACACCTCTACTGCTTACGCCCGCATGGATCAACAAGTCACCGTTGTTGCCGGGGATCAAAATAAGGAACATGCTTTAAGGATTATAATTGAACGTGGTCCGGTTGAGGTTAAAATAGGATCGACGCAAGGCGGGCAGGAGTATTGGGGATATTCTTTAAAAACAGGAATCCATTCAATAGTTTTTACTCCGACTGGAAATTTCTGGATCAGGCTTCAATCCCGTCAAAGTTATTCTGTTTTGGTAAATAGCATAAATGTCGAGGCAGTAGGGGATTTAACAATAGCCACGCCCTGGGCTGACGATGATTTGCCATATATCAGGTTCGATCAATCAGGGGATATAATTTATGTCGCTTGTAAAGATCGAAAGCCTAAACAGATTGAAAGGCGAACAACAAATTCATGGTCATTGGTTGA